CTGCTTATGAACGAGCAGTAGACTTAAAAAAGATACGTAAACAATATAGCCCTCCTGCTGAAGCTGGTGCTGGTTTATAACACCAGTTTGTTATATTATTCAATAAATTTATAAAAACGCAAAAAAACATCAGTTATTGCGTTGTTTTTTGACGGTGTCAATAAATAACTATACAAAAGCCATTTTACTATACAAAGGAGAACAAATGTCTACAGCAAAATTTGAAAAATTAATTAATCTCATTATTAATGAAGATCAAGCACGTGCAGAACAATTATTTCACGAAATCATCGTTGAGAAGAGTCGTGAAATTTATGAAAGTTTAATGGAAGATGATCTTGACGAAGATATGACCAGTGGTTTCTTAGATGAAATTGAAATGGAAGAAGAGCATGGCGACGGCATGATGGAAGATGGCGAAGAAGAAGAAGAATTAGACGGCGACTATGACGTTGAAGACATGGGCGACGAAGACATGGACAGCGCAGACATGGGTGACGAATTTGGTGATGACATGGGCGACGAAGACATGGGCGACGAATTTGGTGATGACATGGGCAGCGCAGAACCTGCTAGCAAAGATGATTTGATGAATCTTGAAGATAAGTTAGATCAATTGATTGCTGACTTTGAAGCTGAATTTAGCGGCGCAGGCGACGAAGCTGATGCTGATATGGAAATGGGCGACGAAGAAGGCGACGAAGAAGCTGAAGAAGAAGGCGAAGAAGAAGGCGTTATGGAAGCAGTGGAAATGAAAAAAGTTTCAGTGACACATACCGACGGCGCAGACGCAAGCGCCAAGAAAGGTCCAATTGCAGCTAATAGCGGAGCAACTGGAATGGCTTCACGTCCGGTAAAGTTCAGCGGCTCAAGTGAAACAGCCCCATCTAGCCCTAAAGGTCCTAGCAATCCATACGCTAAAGGCGAAACACAAGTTAAAGGTGCCGGGCAGTTCAAGAATGCTCCAGGCGGCGGCAATAATGTAGGTAACGGCAAAGGTGAAAGTGCTCCTAAGCCAGTGATGAAACAAGCTAGCGGTGTCAACGTTAAAGATGTTGTGCCTGAAAGCAAGCGTTTCGTTAAGAAGATGATTAAGTAAGAAAGTTCTAGTACAAAATGGCTTTGTATCTACGAGAAAACTTGACTTTTGACCGCGCAAGCATGGTGGTTGAATCAGTCAAGGAAGGCGAAATGAAAGCGCTCTATATGAAGGGCATTTTCATTCAAGGAGGGGTAAAAAACGCTAATGAGCGTGTTTACCCTGTCCCTGAAATAGAACGTGCTGTTGAACAACTAAATTTACAATTAAAAGAAGGCCACTCCGTGTTAGGTGAAGTAGATCACCCAGATGATTTAAAAATAAATCTAGACAGAGTAAGCCACATGATTAGTAATATGTGGATGGACGGACCCAATGGGTTCGGAAAGTTAAAAATTTTACCAACTCCCATGGGGCAATTAGTTAGTACTATGTTGGAGTCAGGTGTCAAACTAGGCGTAAGTAGCAGAGGCAGCGGCAACGTTGATGATGCTACTGGCAAAGTCAGTGATTTTGAAATAGTTACTGTGGATATTGTTGCACAACCATCAGCACCCAATGCTTATCCTAAAGCCATCTATGAAGGACTCATGAATATGCGTCAAGGACATAGAGTTTTAGAAAACATTAAGGGTGCAGGTAAAGACCAACGTGTGCAAAAATACTTGAAAGACGAAGTGATTCGTTTGATCAAGGATCTAAAAATATAAAGGGAACAGATATGCTAGACGCAATCAAGCCATTAATTGAAAGTGGGCTAATTAATGAAGATACCAGCAAAGCTTTAACAGAAGCTTGGGAATCTAAATTAAATGAAGCTCGCACTCAAGTTCGTGCTGAATTACGCGAAGAATTCGCGCATAAGTATGAACATGACAAGAATGTAATGGTGGAAGCCCTAGATAAGATGGTTACCGAAGGACTAACTTCTGAAATCAATGAATTTCAAGAAGAACGTCAGGCAATGAACGAAGACCGTGTTAAAGCACAGCAAAAGTTACGTGAGAGCACATCTAAATTCAATGATTTTATGGTTACGAAACTAGCCGAAGAAATCAAAGAACTAAGAAGTGATCGTCAAATTCAACAAGAATCACGCCAAAAGTTAGAGCAGTTCGTAGTGAAAGCTCTAGCACGTGAAATTAGAGAGTTTGAACAAGACAAACGCGCTGTGGTAGAAGCTAAGGTCAAGTTAGTCGCTGAAGCTAAAACTCAACTAGACAAACTTAAAGCTAAATTCATTAGCGAAAGTGCAAAGAAGTTGGGTGCTACGGTAAGTAAACATCTTAAAGGGGAAATTAGTCAATTAAAAGAAGACATCAAGAGTTCGCGTGAAACCGCTTTTGGTCGTCGTCTATTTGAAGCATTCGCTGCGGAATTCAGTGTAACACACTTGAATGAAAAAAGCGAAACTCGCAAACTGCTATCAAAATTAGCAGAGCGCGATACTCAATTGGCTGAATCCATCAAACTAACCAAAGCCGCAAAGCAATTGGTTGAAAATAAGGAACGTGAAGTTCGTATCATTAAGGAATCTAATCAACGTGAAAAGACTCTAACTGAATTGTTAGGTACTTTAAACGAAGAAAAGGCCACAGTGATGCAGAACCTACTAGAAAGTGTGCAAACAACTAAGTTGCAAGCTGCTTTCGACAAGTATCTACCAGCAGTGCTGAATACAAATTCAAAACAACAAAGTTCTTCTACAACGAAGAAACTAGTTACTGAAAGTAAAGCATTTACTGGAGATAAAACTGCCAAGAAAACTGAAGTTGAAGTCGAAGACCGTGATAACGTAATCGCTATCAAACGTCTGGCAGGGCTTTAATATAGACATAACCATAAGGAGATAATGAACATGTCAAAGATACTATTAGAGAGCCGTTGGGGCGAAACAAGAGAAGCCCTCCTAGAAGGTCTTCAAGGAAATCGACGCTCAACCATGGGTGCTCTGTTAGAGAACACTCGTAAGCAACTACTTGCTGAAAGCTCAGCAGGTACAACCGTCGCTGGTAACATCGCTACACTAAACCGTGTGATTCTTCCAGTGATTCGTCGTGTGATGCCAACTGTAATCGCTAACGAACTAGTCGGCGTTCAGCCAATGACTGGTCCTGTTGGACAGATTCACACTCTGCGTGTTCGCTATGCGCAGAACTTGGGCCCATACGGTGGTAGCGATCCACAAAACGTGGCTGGCGTATACGCAGGTGATGAAGCACTGAGCCCATTCAAAATTGCTCAAGCTTATTCACGTACCCCTAACGGTGTAACAACCGCACCAGGTACACCTCCTTACTACACAGGTGGCGATACTGCTACCCTAGAAGGTAACGGCGGTAAGCCAATTAGCGTTCAGATTCTACGTCAAGCTGTTGAAGCTAAGTCACGTAAACTGCAAGCTCGTTGGACATTTGAAGCTGCTCAAGACGCACAAAGCCAACACGGCATTGACGTTGAAGCAGAAATCATGGCTGCTCTAGCTCAAGAAATCACTGCTGAAATTGATCAGGAAATTCTCTTGTCGCTACGTAGCTTGGCTGCTACTGAGTTCACATACAATCAAGCTACCGTTTCTGGTACTGCTACATTCGTTGGTGACGAACACGCTGCTCTAGCTGTTCTAATCAATCGTGTCGCTAACTTGATCGCACAACGTACTCGTCGTGGCGCTGGTAACTGGGCTGTTGTCTCTTCTGAGGCTCTAACAGTTCTGCAATCAGCTACAACTTCTGCGTTCGCACGTACTACAGAAGGTACATTTGAAGCACCTACAAACACTAAGTTTGTCGGTACTCTGAACAACGCTATGCGCGTCTTCGTTGACTCTTATGCTCCTACAGGTACACCAGTACTGGTCGGATATAAAGGTAGTTCGGAAACAGACGCAGCAGCATTCTATTGCCCATACATTCCGTTGATGAGCAGTGGTGTTGTTCTTGATCCTACAACCTTTGAGCCAGTGGTGTCATTTATGACCCGTTACGGCTACGTAGAGCTTACCAATACCGCAAGTTCGTTCGGTAATGCGGCTGATTACTTAGGTGAAATTGCGATTACAAATGTGACATTTCAATAAATTGGAATTTAATTTGTTACAAAAAGCGCACTTCGGTGCGCTTTTTTATTGACTTCTACTTTTAATCATAGTATATTATAGTGAATTGACGAATATAAATAATATTATGAATAAATATGAAAAA